TAGCCCAGCAACTCAGCAGGCCGTGGAAACCCGCCACGCTGAAGTTATTGAGGCAATCTTCGGTCAAGGAGAGTTCTTTGACATTCAAGACGACGTGAAGGACGTTGACGGCAATCCAATGGACATCCAAGCCATTAAGACGCTGTTGGTTGAAGACTTCAAGCGGGACAAGATTAAGAAGAGCATTGACCATATTGAACTAATGGCTGAAATCTACGGAACAGGCATTGGTGAGATTTCTGTTGCTTCCTACACCGAATACAAACCAGCCACCCAAGCTATGCAAGGCGTACAGGGCATGGCAGCTATTGGGGTTCAGGCTTCGGAGCGCTTCTGTGTGAAACTGAAGCCCATCAACCCTAAGAACTTCATTATTGATCCAAACGCAGATAGCATTGAAGAAGCTATGGGCTGCGCCGTGGAGAAGTATGTCTCTGTGCACAAGATTGTACAAGGCATGGAGAAGGGTATTTATAAAAAGGTGGATATTGGTACAAGTGGCGAAGACAGCGACTTGGAGCCAACTCAAGAGCTTTCCTATTACCAAGACGATAAGGTTAAGCTGATTACGTATTACGGCTTGGTTCCTCGTGAGTATTTGAAAGCTGTTGACGAAGACGAGAGTGAAGAAGTGGACTTGTTTCCAGATGACTCCCTTGCTGACGAATACAGCGACATGGTTGAAGCCATTGTTGTAATTGCTAATGACGGGCAGCTCTTGAAGGCTGAGGAATCTCCTTACATGATGAAGGATCGTCCTGTAGTTGCCTATCAAGACGATACAGTTCCGGGCCGCTTCTATGGCCGTGGGACGGTGGAGAAGGCTTACAACATGCAGAAGGCCATTGACGGCCAGCTACGGGCTCATATGGACTCCCTAGCCCTCACCACAGCCCCTATGATTGCTATGGACGCTACGCGGCTTCCGCGAGGTGCTAAGTTTGAAGTTAAACCCGGTAAGGCTCTTCTCACCAATGGTAACCCAGCAGAAATCATCTACCCCTTCCACTTCGGTCAAACAAATGTGGACGCTCCAGCGGCTGCACAAAACTTTGAACGTATGCTTCTCCAAGCAACCGGAACTGTGGATAGTGCTGGTCTACCTTCCGCTACGCAGCGCGACGGTGGTGGTCAGGGCATGTCGATGGCTATGGCAGGTATCATCAAGAAGTACAAGCGCACCCTTGTAAACTTCCAAGAAGATTTCATGATTCCGTTCATTTACAAAGCTGTGTATCGCTATATGCAGTTTGACCCTGAGCGTTATCCTTCTGTGGACATGACCTTCATTCCTACGGCTACGCTGGGCGTGCTTGCACGTGAGTATGAACAGCAGCAGATGATTGGCTTGCTGCAAACCCTTGGCCCTAACACTCCGGTGCTGCCGGTGCTGCTCAAAGGGATTTTGGCTAATAGCTCGTTGTCCAACCGTGCAGAACTGATGGAAACGCTGGACAAGATGAGTCAGCCAAACCCAGAGGCTCAGAAGGCCGATCAAGAGCAGAAACAAATGCAGGCTCAGCTCATTGGTGCTCAAACAGCTGAATTGGCTGCCAAGGCTCAGAAGGCTGGCGCAGAGGCTCAGCAAATTGTTGTGGACACTCAACTGGCCCCTCAACTGGCTCAGGCGAAGCTCACAGCAGCTTTGTCTACCAACCTGAATGAGGACAATGAGAGCAAAGACTTTGAGCGTCGTGCCCGTATCACTGAGCTTATGCTGAAGGAAAAGGATTTATCCATTAAAGAAGAAGACAGCAAGCGCAATGAACGAATCACCATGATGCAGATGGACAAGAAGAAGGAGAATGACAACACGTTTAACACTTTGATGAGTAATGGATAAAGCCATCATCTTAGCAACGGAGCTTAAAACCCTCCGTGAGCGTGTTTCAGCCTTAGTGGCTATCCCCATCCCTCTAGATGGCTTAGAAGGCCCTAGAGGGCCTGTAGGAGCCTCTGGTGAGCAAGGGGCTAAGGGAGAGGCAGGGAAGCAGGGCTCAGAAGGCCCTAAAGGCCCTAAAGGGGACAAAGGCGAGACAGGCAAGCAAGGGGTGTCAGTAGTTGATGCCCGTATTGACTTCGACAACAGCCTTGTCATCACCCTCTCTGACGGACGGGAGATTGATTGTGGGGCTATAACGCCTTCAGAGGCCAAAGCCCTGATTGCTCTGAAGCAAACCCACGGGAATGCTTGGGACAGGATTGACTTCAATACAACGCTCCCTAATCCGCAGCACCAAGAGGGTTTGTTGTTCTATGACAACTTCGACCACTCCCTTGCCTATTACAACGAGGAAGAGAATGTAACTGTCAACATCGGTAGGGAGATGCTTGTCCGTGTTTATAACACCTCCGGAGCCCTTCTAACTGATGGAGACGTTGTTTATATTAGCGGAACAGACACCAACTTCCCCGGTGTTGTTAAGGCCGATGCTTCAACTAAAGCCACTTCGGAGGCCATTCTGGGCATTGTTACGGCCCCTTTGGAGGTTAACACCTATGGCTATGTGTGCGTTTCTGGGCTTGTAAGTGGTTTAAACACCTCTGCCTATCCAACAGGAACCATCCTCTATTTGTCTGAAACAACGGGAATGCTCACTGACATACCCCCGATTCAGCCTGCGTATGTCGTTGAAATGTGTACTGTGGTGCTTAGCGATGCCGTTAATGGTCGTGTGTACGTGAGGGTTGACAAGAAGGACTGGTTTCCTTCTATTGAACTGCTCAATATTAATGCTACGGTAGTGCTTCCAACAACGCCTGTGGTGTTCAAAGCGACAACCATTGCTCATAACGATGGTTTCACCTACGACCTAGCAACAGGGGTTATGACAACCCTTGCAAGCAGCTCATATTCTCTGAACTTGAAGTTTAACGCAACTCCATCAGCTTCTAATAGATATATTTATTTCTATGCTGAAGAAGACAAGGGAGCTGGCTGGGAAATTGATCGGTATTCGGCAAGAAAGCTAGAACTGGTAAATCAGACGGAAACAGAGGTTGTTATTGGGGTGTCTCATTACTACGCCACAGGCACTAAGATTAGGTATTACGTCTGGGGCGATGCAACCATAACCCTTAAGACAACTAATCTCCCCGGAACTACAGCAGGCACTGTTACGGTTCCAGCATATAAATTACAAATGGCTTGACAAAAGTGTTGTATTTATGATACAATAGTTGCTACAAAACAACAGAAGGATAAAGCTTTGGCTCCTCATCTCCAGCAATACTACGAAGAAACCTTTTCAATGATGGCCACCAAAGGGTGGAAACTGTTGATGGAGGATTTGCAAGAAATTAAAAACACGGTTAATGAACTGTCAACTGTCCTAGATTCACAATCTTTATTTAATCGCCAAGGACAGCTCGACATTCTTAACCTGCTTTTAACCCGCAAAGAAGCGTGTGAACGGGCTTATGAGGAACTCTCAGAATGAAAAGAATCTATGAGTTTCGCTGCGCCCAGAAGCATGTATCTGAGCATTACATAGACGAAAGCATCCGAGTCACTTCCTGTAAAGAATGTGGCGAAGAAGCAATTCGTATCTTATCCACCCCGATGATTTCATTGGAGGGCATTACAGGTGCTTTTCCCGGAGCTTCGGATAAATGGGTGAGGAATCGAGCTGAAAAGCTCAAACAAGAACAGAAGAACGCGTGAGCGACAACCTCTGAACTATTTAACTCTCCTAAAACCCTTACGGGCAGGATGAAAGGACGGTATGGCAATTTTTGATGAAGTAGACATGGGCGATAGTGAATTTGATGCAGTGGAACGTAAGGAGGCCCAAGCGGCTTCTGAGGCTCCCCCTGAGCGTCCAAAGATTCCTTCTAAATATGAAGGCAAGAGTCTGGAAGACATCATGAACATGCACCAAGAGGCTGAGAAGCTTATTGGACGGCAGGCTCAAGAGGTGGGGGAGGTGCGTAAGCTGGCAGATGAACTACTCAAACAACAACTCTATAAAACAGAAGCCCCTACTCAGATTGAAAACGAGATTGATTTCTTTGAAGACCCAAAGACAGCAGTTCGTAACGCGGTGGATAAACATCCAGATGTCTTGGCAGCTAAACAGGCTGCGGCACAATTCAAACAAATGCAAAGCCAAGGTGCTCTCCAAAAGAAGCATCCAGACTTTGCAGAGATTGTGCAAGACCCTGAGTTTACCGACTGGGTTAAGGGAAGTAAGCTTCGCATGCAAATGTATACAGCAGCGGACACCTCCTTTGACTTCGACTCCGCAGATGAGCTGCTATCAACATTCAAACAGATTCGCAATGTAAAGACAACACAGACGCGCACCGATGGTGCAGAGGCCCTTAAAGCCAACATGCGTGCTGCAACTGTTGATACTGGCGGAACTGGTGAAACTTCACGGAAAGTATATCGTCGTGCCGACCTTATCCGGCTTCGCATGACAGACCCCGCTCGATACGAGACGCTTGAACCTGAAATTCGTCAGGCTTATGCGGATGGGCGGGTTAAATAATACGCGCTAATGCGCTAAAGGAAATTTAAAATGGCTCTTGGTACCGCTCACGTCACTACGACAACCGCTGCAACGTTCATCCCAGAAATCTGGAGCGATGAAATTGTTGCAACCTATAAGAAGAACTTGGTTCTGGCTAATCTGATTAAAAAGATGAGCTTCAAAGGCAAGAAAGGTGACAGCGTTCACATTCCTGCTCCTATCCGTGGCTCTGCTTCGGTTAAAGCTGCTTCCGCTCAAGTCACCCTGATTGCAGGCACTGAGTTGGAAATTGTTGCTACGATCGACCAGCACTACGAATACTCGCGTCTGATTGAAGATATTGTTGAGACGCAAGCTCTGGCTTCGCTCCGCAACTTCTACACTGAAGATGCTGGTTACGCTTTGGCCCGTCAGGTGGACACTTCGTTGATCCAACTGGGTCGTGGTGTTAACGGCGGTAACGGCACTGCTGCCTACACTGCTGCCTTCTCCGGCGCTGACGGTACAACCGCTTATGTCGCTGGTGCAAACACTGGCTTGGGTGCTTTGACTGACGCAGCAATTCGTCGTTCTATCCAGCGCCTTGATGACAACGATGTGCCTATGGACGGCCGCTTCCTGATTGTCCCTCCTTCAACCCGTAACACCTTGATGGGTATTGCACGGTTTACTGAGCAGGCATTCGTTGGTGAGCAAGGCTCTAGCAACACCATCCGTAACGGTGAAATTGGTAATGTTTACGGTGTTCCGGTCTTCGTGACCAGCAACGCTGAATCCACTACCGGCACCACCGCTGCTAAGGTTTGCCTGTTGGGTCATAAAGACTTCGCAGTGTTTATCGAGCAGATGGGCGTTCGTTCACAAACTCAGTACAAACAAGAATACCTCGGTACCTTGTTCACTGCTGACACGCTGTACGGTGTTAAGGAACTGCGCGACGCTTCGGCTGTTGCTCTTGTGGTTCCAGCCTAAACCGGCTTAAGGGGAGCCCTACGGGGCTTCCTTTTTATAGACCTCCGAAGGCCCCTTCAGAGCTTTGCAAAAAGGAAAACAAATGGCTAAATTTAAATGTGTGCATAGTGGTTGTGTTTATGAACTAACAGAGTCTGAAGCAATTGAGAACATGCGAGCTCATGCGGAATACGAGGAGGTGGTCGCTGCCCCAGCTCCCGTTGCCCCTCCAAAGCCTAAGAAACAAGTCAAAGGGGAATAACATTGTTCTGTGATTTTCCAAAATACAAGCACCTGAAGCAAACCATATACAGAGGGCCCGGTGGTGGTGGTAATGCCACTACAGATTCTGAAATAACAGAACTTACAGCGTTATCTCTTCAAGCATCTAACTCGGCTGAACAAGCAGGCTTAGAAGCAGACGCAGCTTCCCTTTCAGCAGCGGCTTCCTCAAACAGTGCTTTTGATTCTAACCTATCTGCCATTGCAGCCGCTCTGAGTGAATCAGCAGCGGCTATTAGTGCTTCTAATGCCTTAACAAGTGAAGGGAATGCAGCCCTTTCTGAAGACGCAGCAGCTCTGTCAGCAGCCGAAGCAGCAGCCTCTGCTTTATCAGTGAATGATTCAAACCTTGTTCATAAGACAGGGGATGAAACTATTGGAGGCATTAAGACATTCTCTTCTACAATTGTAGGGAGTGTGAATGGGAATGCGGCAACAGTTACAACCAATGCAAACTTAACAGGGGCGATAACCTCTGTAGGCAATGCTTCCTCTCTTGGAAGCTTCACATCTGCTCAACTCTTAGCAGCTGTCACGGATGAAACAGGCACAGGCTCTAATGTGTTTGCTACAAGCCCAACTCTTGTAACACCTATCCTTGGAACTCCTCAGTCAGCAACACTTACTAATGCTACGGGCCTTCCTATCTCTACAGGTGTTAGTGGCCTAGCAACAGGAGCAGCCACTTTCCTAACAACCCCAACATCTGCCAACCTCGCAGCCCTAGTCACCAATGAGACAGGAACGGGTTCTGTTGTCTTTGCAACTAGTCCCACATTAGTCACTCCTTTGTTAGGAACTCCAACATCAGGGGCACTGACTAATTGTACGTTTCCTACCCTTAATCAAAATACTACGGGTAGCGCAAGCACCTTGACTACAGGACGAACCATAGCAATCACAGGTGATTTAGCGTACACCAGTCCTGCGTTTAATGGGTCAGCCAATATTACTGCGGCGGGTACTTTGGCTACTGTAAATGCAAATGTTGGTTCATTTATAAACGCGAGCGTTACCGTTAATTCAAAGGGATTAGTAACTGCCGCTTCAAGTGGAGCTGTTGGTGGTAGTGTCACATCGGTAGCAGCAACAGTACCAGCGTTTTTGTCTATTTCTGGCTCTCCAATTACAACAAGTGGGACATTGGCAATTAGCCTATCAGGCACTGCGTTACCCGTTGCTAACGGAGGTACGGGGGCGACAACGTCAACTGGTTCTGGTGCAGTTGTTTTAGGGACATCACCTACGCTGACCACGCCCACAATCAATTCAGCGCAGTTTGCTACAGTATCAGGTACGGCTCCTCTTTACGCCTGCCGCGCTTGGGTGAACTTCAACGGCACTGGTACTGTGGCTATTCGGGCTAGTGGGAATGTTTCTAGTATTACAGATAATGGCACGGGTGACTATACGGTGAACTTCACTACCGCCATGCCGGATGTGAATTACTCAGTGCAACTGACAGGTGGTGGCACAGGAGGGCTTCGATGCTTGGCTACAGTCCGGTCTTCTGACCTTTTAACAACGACCCAAGTCCGAGTCTATTTCTTCGAAGAAGGCCTTGGCGTGGTGGTTGACCCTCCGTATTGCAGCTTTTCTTTATTTCGCTGAAAGAAACCAAAATGACCCAAAGAATAATCTACCAAACCCCAGAAGGCGGCGTCGCCGTCATCATCCCAGCCACCACCATCGAAGCCTGCATGAAAGACATTCCAGCAGGTGCTGAGTTTGCCATTGTGGACACCGTAGACATTCCAACAGACCGGACATTCCGCGCCGCATGGGAATACTCGCCTATCGGCTCGGAGGCTTCATGATAAGCATCAATTTAAACAAAGCCAAAGCAATCAGCCACGACCTGCGGAGGACAGCCCGCTCTGAGGAGCTGGCTCCGTTGGATGCTCTAATCGCTAAGCAGATTCCCGGCTCTGATGCAGAAGCCATTGAAGCAGCTCGGCAGCTCCTCCGTGACAAGCATGCTGAGGTTCAGACAAGTATTGAAGTAGCTACGGAAGTGGACGCTCTTAAAACTATTGTGGAGGCGCTTTAATGGCTATTGTATTCGACCCAGACAAAGGTGTTCAGATGCCTGTTGTCACAACTTCTGCTAAGAATGCCATTGCTTCTCCACTAACAGGGGCTGTGGTATTTGATAGCATTCTTGGTAAGCTATGTGTTTATACAGGCACTGCTTGGCAGACGGTAACGTCAGCATGACTATTTTCTATTCTTTTCTTATTGGCCTTGGTAGCACTTACGCTTTGTGGGTATTCTACCTAGCTGTTATGAATTTAGCTCGTGCTCGTGATGATAAATTACTTACTAAGACAGCTTTAGTTCTTGGTTATCCGGTACTAATAGTTGGTTATGTCTTAGATGCTTTTGTCAACTTCACAGTTATGACAGTGCTCTTGCTTGAGATTCCACAGGAGACTACAGTTACTGCACGCCTCAGTCGTCATCTAAATGAAGGAGGAGGTTGGAGGAAAGCCATTGCTGTATGGGCTGCCCCCCTTCTTGACCCATATGACCCCCGAGGAAAACATCTCTAATGGACACACAACTAATCATTAACTTCGTCCTCGGGAGCATTGCTTCTGTGACGGGCTGGTTCGCCAGAGAGCTTTGGGCTGCTGTGCAGCAACTAAAGGAAGACTTGTACAAGCTACGAGAAGAACTAGCTAAGGACTACATGCCGAAGGATGAGTTCATAGCCTTTAAAGGGGAGCTGTTCACGCTGCTTCATCGAATAGAAGATAAAATAGAAAAGAAGGAAGATAAATAATGGCCCTGCCCTCTCTCCTCTCCCTTGTTAACGATGTGCTTGTACGCCTGCGAGAGCCAGAGGTTACAACTGTTAATGAGAATGTGTTGTCTAAGCTTGTTGGTCGGTTTGTCAATGACTCCAAGCGACAAGTGGAAGATGCTTATAACTGGAATGCTTTAACCACAACCCTCACAGCAACCACAGCAGCCTCTGTGTTTAACTATGCTTTGGTGGGCACAGGTAGCCGCTTCAAAGTTATTGAGATTTATAACAATACGTCTCGTGCTTTCCTCGCTGCTCAGACATCTAAGCAGATGACTGCCAACTTCATTAGCTCAGATGTCCCCCAGCCGGGAATCCCTGCCTATTACAACTTCAACGGCATTGACAACAACGGAGACACTCAGGTAGACGTGTTCCCCATTCCTGATGGCGTGTACACCCTCTTCTTTAACTTGTTTGTCCCTCAGGATGAGCTGGTTAACGACGTCGACACAATGTTGGTTCCTAAAGAGCCTGTGGTTTTGTTGGCTCTTGCGCGCTCGTTGGTTGAACGGGGTGAAGACGGTGGCTTGAGTAACTCCGAAGCCTATGCCATTTACAAAGCAGCCCTGTCTGACTACATTGCCTTGGAAGCCTCTCGTTACCCTGAAGAGGAATGCTGGAGTGCTCCTTAATGGCACAACCAATCCAAACCTTTAGTATTTCTGCTCCGGGCTTCTATGGCCTCAACACGCAAGACTCTTCACTAGACCTTGCGCAGGGCTATGCCTTAGTAGCCAACAATGCAGTGATTGACCAGTATGGACGCATTGGTGCACGGCAGGGGTGGACTAAAGCCTCAGCAGCCTCCACAGCCCTTAGCACAGCGGATGTGAAGGCTATTGAGCAGCTCGTCACCGCCGATGGCGCTGAATGGGTGGTTGTTGCCGGAAACAGCAAATTGTTCACCCTTACCTCCGGAGTACTTACAGAGCTCACCTATGGCGGTGGCGGTACAGCTCCGACCATTACAGACAGTAATTGGCAGATTGTCTCCTTAAACAACTGTGTGTATTTCTTCCAAGAAGGGCACGACCCCTTGGTGTTTGCTCCGCTTGTGAGCACTGCAACATACAGGAGAATCACTGAGCAAGCAGGCGCTGTAGGAACGCCTCCCTCTGCGGATATCGCTATTAGTGCTTATGGCCGTCTATGGGCTGCTTCAACGGCTGGTAATAAGAATGTGGTTTATTTCTCCGACATCATTGCAGGGCAAGTGTGGAGCACTGGAACAGCAGGCTCCCTAGACATCTCAACTGTATGGCCTGACGGCTCTGATACCATTACAGGGCTTGGTGCGCATAATGGCTTCTTGTTCATCTTCGGACGGTCTTCCATTCTTGTCTACTCAGGAGCAACAGCTCCGGCTTCTATTGCTCTCTCCGACACCATTACAGGCATTGGCTGTGTGGCACGAGACACCATTCAGAATACAGGTAGTGACATCATCTTCTTGTCTGATACAGGGGTGAGAAGTATCCTCCGTACTGTACAAGAGAAGAGTGCTCCTTTTAGAGATTTGAGCAAGAATGTGCGCAACGACCTCATGAGAGCTGTGCAGGGAGAGCAGGCTAAAACAATCAAGAGTGTTTATAACCCTTTTGAGAGCTTCTACCTACTAACCTTTCCTGTGCTGAAGCAGGTGTATTGCTTTGACATGAAGCAAGCCCTTCCAGATGGCAGCGCACGGGTAACGACGTGGGACTCCATTCAGCCGTTGTCGTTCTGCTATCTCCGAAGTAAGGCCATGCTTATTGGCAAGCCCGGCTATGTAGGAATTTATACAGACCACGTAGATGATACCAGCAGCTATCGCTTTCAGTATTTCACCAATCACGCTGACTTAGGCTCACAGGGAGTAACTTCGGTTCTCAAGCGCCTACAGGTAGTTGTTATTGGAGGAACCAGCCAGTATGTAACTATTAAATGGGGCTATGATTTCTCTGGAAGTTATTTGTCTCAATCAGTAGGTATTCCAGCTCAAGGGGTTGACTATTATGGGATTGGGGAGTATAATGTATCTGAATACAGCTTCGGAACATCTTTACAAACCCTTACTGCCTACCCGACAGGAGCAGGGAAGGTTATACAAACAGGTTATGAATCAGAGATTAACGGTGCTCCTATGAGTATCCAGCGAATAGAAATCCAAGCTAAGAACGGAAAACTACAATGACAGATTATGTAAAGGCTACAGCGTTTGCCTCTAAAGACACTCTTCCCACAGGTAATCCTTTAAAGATCGTTAAGGGGACAGAGATTGACACGGAGTTTAATAACATTGCAATTGCTGTTGCTACGAAGGCAGACCTGCTGAGTCCTGTGTTCACAGGAACCCCTACAGCACCCACAGCCGCTTATGGTCTAAGTAGTACACAGCTGGCAACCACTGCTTTTGCAACAGCAGCTGGGCCAGTTACCGGATCAATGCTTATGTGGCCTACAGCAACAGCCCCTACAGGTTTCTTGCTTTGTAATGGGCAGACGGCCAGTAGAGCAACATATGCGGCTTTGTTTGCCATTGTAGGGGTGTTGTTTGGTGCGGGTGATGGCTCTACAACCTTCACGCTTCCTGACTACCGCGATAGGATGCCTATTGGTGCGGGGACAACCTACACAGCGGCTATCACTGGAGGTAGTAAAGATGCCGTGGTTGTTAGTCACACACATACAGCATCTGTCACTGATCCGGGACACACCCACCAACAAGCAGCCACTGTACCAAATCAGGGGATTGATGGAAGTCCTTTTAGCTCCGCCAATGCAGGATATTCTACTAGCGTAGTTACTAAAACAAACACCACAGGCATCTCAGTAACCAATGACTCCACAGGCTCCAGCGGCACAGACGCCAACCTGCCTCCCTATCTTGGTATTTTCTTTATTATTAAGACCTAATGAACAAACTAATGTTTAAAACAGCTAACAAGACTAATTGTAAAGAGGGGGTTTAATATGTGGGGATCACTAATCAGTGGGGGCCTTGGCCTCTTGGGTGGCATTATGGGTGGAAACTCAGCCGCCGATGCAGCTAGCTCACAAGCAGCTGGTCAAGCAGAAGCAGCCCGTATTGCAGCAGACGCACAACGCTTCCGTCCTGTAGGCGTCACTACAGCCTTCGGCTCCAGCCAGTTTGGCACAGACGCCCAAGGCAATGTGAACGAGGCAGGCTACACCCTGTCTCCTGAGCTAGCAGCCCAGCGGGACGCCTTCCTAGCACAGGCAGGAGGCTCGGGAATGGACTGGGCAGCTCAGGCGGGGCAGGCCGGTCAAGGCTTGTTCAACCTCGGTCAGGGCTACTTAGCTCAAAGCCCTGAAGCAGCAGCTCAGCAGTGGCTTCAGAGCCAACAGGCTGCCTTGGCTCCGGGACAGGAGCAACAGCTAGCGGGTATTCGTAATCAACAGCTGCAACAAGGGCGCTCAGGGCTTGCTGTAGGGGCTACAGACGCTGGTGGCATGGGAGCCTCTAACCCAGAGCTTCAAGCCTATTACAACAGCTTGGCTCAGACTAATCTGGGCTTGCAAGGGCAGGCACAAGAGCAGGGCCGTCTACAGACTCAGTTTGGTCAGGGCTTGCTTGGTAGCGGAATTGATCTTACTAGCCAAGGCTACAACCCCTATATCACACAGTTTGGTTTGGCTCAGAATCTTGAGAGTGCCGGTCAGAACGCGCTAGACTTAGGTTTGAATATTGGGGGTAGGTCTTCACAGGCTGGTGCTAATGTTGGTAACACGTTGTTCCAAGGTGGGACTAATGCAGCCAATACACAAGCAGCGGCTAATGCTTATTCTCCTTGGGGTAGTGCTCTCTCCGGCCTTAGCAGCAACCAACAGTTCACAAGCGGCTTGCAGAACTACTTTGGCAACCAGAGCACCGCTAACCAATACGGAACTAACACAGGAAGCCAACAGACCAACATGCTTGCTGCTCAAGATTCTTGGTTTAATTAAGGACTAATTATGGCAACACAACAAAGCCTCTTCGGAGCAACCCCAGAAGCCCTTCAGCAGCAACGGGCAGCGGCTCTTAATCAAGAGGCTGCTCAGTATGCTCAGATGGATCCCTTCCAACGGGCGTCCTTCGGCATTTACAAAGGAGCTAACCAGCTAGGAGGCGCTGTGGGGGGCATGCTTGGTGGTCAAGACCCTCAGATGCAGAAAGCCTCGCTAATGCAACAGCTGTCTCAGCAGGCAGATACATCCACCCCTGAAGGAATGATGGCTTTTGCTAAGGCTCTGCGTGATAGGGGCTTACAGCAGGAGTCCTTCCAAGCCTCTCAGCAGGCACAGGCTATGCAGCTTCAAGGGGCTAAGCTGAGCTCTGAACGGGCCTTAACCACGCAACGAGAGCGTGAGCGGGCTTCGGCTGACCCGGTTCAGCAATTGCTTCGCACAGGTAAGTTCACAACCCCCTCAGTGGCTGCATACCAAACATCTGGCAACATTGAAGACCTTGTTTCTGTTGACCCCTTGCTGAAAACACAGGTAGTTGAGACCAGAGAAGGACAGATTCTTATTGACACACAGACAGGCCAACCAATTGCTAACATTGGTAAGTCCCCTGAACGTGGTGTTAAGGTTTCGACTTCTGTTACGCAGGCCCCAGACATTGTTCAAGCTGTTAGTGCTTTTGATAAAAGTGTTGCTCCTTATATTGAGACAAGAGACTCTGCTCAAACGGTGCAAGGCCTGCTTAACGATGCTCGTAAATCTAACAATTCTCAGTCCTTTGAAGCAGCTCGTACAACACTGGCTAAAGCAATTGGGCAGAATAAATTGTCTAATGAAGACATTCAACGGACAGGTATCGATCCCCGCCTAGTTGCCGGTGCTTTGGATTGGGTTAATAAGAAGATTGTCGGTGTGCCTAATGACGATGTTATGAAACAGATGTACGCAGTTTCCAAGGCTTTGGAAATGAAAGCAACTGAGCGTATTGACAAACAAGCAGAGCGTACACAGGCAGCTGCTACGGCCCAAGGCTTCAAAGGGGATCAACAACTGTTCTTCCCTAAATCAACATCAGCCCCTCAAGGCAGTGACGCAGCTAAAGAAGCACGTTACCAAGCTTGGAAGCAACAACAAGGACGCTAATTATGTCAGAGCAAGAAGAATTTGAGTTTCGGCTTCGTTTGGAGCAAGAGCAAGGGGCAGCCCCTATGACACGAGAGCAAGCCATTGCTCAGATTCCAACAGGCGGTATGCAAGCCCCTCAAGGGGGGGAGCGTGCGGAGCCTCGTTCTATTGTTCAGAGCATGATGGAAGGGGCTATGGCTGTTCCTGTTATTGGCGGTATTGCACGAGGAGCTCAGCTTCTAAGCCGAGGCTCCAGAGCAGCTCCGTATGCTGCTCAGTTTGCTAGTTCTGTTATTCCACAATCAGGAAGGGCTTTGTTGGCAGAAGGAGCCATTGGGGCAGCCGCTGGTGGCGCTGGTGAGATTGCTGCAAGGCAAGTACCTAAAGACTATTCCTCCCTTGCTGAAATGGGCGCAGGAGCTGTTGCTGGTGGTGTTGCTGGAGGTGCTGCGGGTGCCTTGTCTCGTGTGGGCGGCTTCAAAGGAGGCGCTGAAGGCTTGTTTAGCCCTGTTAAGGACTTGGCAAATCAGGTGTCTCGTTTGTCTGGTGCTGGTAAGGCTTCAGAGCAGGCTATTACAGCTCTTTCTGCGAACCCCTCACTGGCAGGTTCCATTGCACGGGCAGCGGAGATTGAAGCAAACACAGGTATTTCTCTTCCAATGCTTGCACAGGCTAATGGCGATACAACCATCTCTAGCTATATGCAAAGCCAGATTGCTAAGGGAGACAACAGCCCCTTTACAGCACAGGTTAAACAGCAATACATGGCTGCTGAGAAGGCTTTAGAGGCTTCACGTAAAGGTGTTGCTCCATCCATTCAGGAAGTTGACAGCTATGTCAAGCGAAAGGCTCTGGAGACACAAGCAGCTAACGCTAAGATTGCTGCTGAAGCTGCTACAACCACCGCACGTAGAGCACAAGGTATTGAGAATATTGACAACCGAATCTTGGAGCTGTCTTCAAACCTTCAACAAGCCCCCGGCAGGACAGATGTTGGTGGTCGGCTTGACAACCTCATCAGTGCTAAAAAGAAGGCAGTATTTAACGAAATCTCTCCTAAATACACAGAGCTATTTGATAGCTCAGAAGCAGCGGGTATTCGTCTTCCGGGAGAGGTTGCTAAAGACCTCCGAGAATATGCAACCGACGCTGAGTATAAAGATGCTTTTAAAACATTTCCAATCTTGTTTAGAAAGATTAAGGGAGTATTTGCAGAACCCAAGGATAGTTATAGTCTCAGAGACTTGGATAGCCTAAAGCGGGAAACCAATGCAGCCTTGCGTAGCACTACCAAAGGTACTGACCAATACCGTATTATTCGGGAACTGAAGGCTCAGGTTGATGGAGCAATTGACAATGTAGACCCAGCCTTCTCAGCACCTTATCGTGCTATTGACAAGGAATATGCTACACGTGTTGGTCTGCCCTTCAGTAAACAAGGAGTTATAGACATTGACAGGGCGCGATATGTAGAACTCGCTGTTCCTGCAATGACTAAGAATGCTTCTTCTTTGAAGGAAACAATGGACATCATTGGTGACAGCCTTGAAGGCTTGCAGATTGTAAAAGACGCCTTCTTGTTTGATATTGGTACTAATAAAAGCATTGTCAATACAGCAACAGGAGAACTGAATCCTGCACAGCTTCGTCGTTACATCGCTTCTAATAAGGAGAAGATTGATCTTGTCCCGGGCCTTCGTGGGGAGCTTGAGGGTCTTGGGGGACGTGTTGATGTGCTACGTAACAATCGCACAGCAATCTTGGAAGCAGAGAAAGCCGCTAAGATTGAAAAGATTGATAATTTGTGGACACAGGCATATGGAACCTCCGGAGGCATTACAGGTGTTGTGAAGCAAGCCCTGAATAACCCGCAACAACTAGATGCTTTACTGGATGTTGCTGGTAAAGATAGGGTTGCTCGTGAGGGTATTAAGAGTGCTGTGCTGGATGACCTGCTGAGTGCTCCGGGTGATCGCCTTGCTTCTCTCAACGAAAACAGAGCAGCCTTGTCTAAGGTGTTTGGAGAAGCGGGCACTAAGCAGCTAACATACATTGTAGAAGCCTCTCAGCGTCTTAAAGATAATCCATTTAAGATGAATATCAACATCAATACAATTTCTAAATCTCAGTTTGAGAGGGATTTTGGTACACGTCCTGATACAACTCTTGGTGAGTTTAGGAATCAAATCTTGACAGCCCCCCGTGTCTTGATTAACCACTTGACGAGGTTTTGGTCTAACAATGCCAATAAGAATGAGGCTGCGGAGGTACAGAAGTTTCTTCTTGACCCCAAAGCCTTGGAAGATGCTGCTAAGCTGGTAACTGAGCTTGATACCAAGGGATTCACTGAAAGAGCGACTTCGCTGCTTTCTTCTCTTGCCAAGAACAGCGCCAGTAGTTGGTTGTTGGGTGCAACAGCTGGTGGCATTGTAGGTGCTCAGGAGCGTGATCGACAGGAATATGTTCCTTCAGACCCTGCTCTATTACAAGGATATGGACAATGAAAGAACAACTACTAAAGCAGCTACGAAGGGATGAAGGAGAAGTCTTATCAGCTTACCAAGACCACTTAGGCTTCTGGACTATTGGGGTTGGTCGATTAATTGACAAACGGAAAGGGGGTGGTCTGTCTCCCGAGGAAAGCGAGTTCCTTCTAAATAACGATGTGGACACCCGCATCAATGCCTTAGAAGCAGCTTTCCCGTGGTTTAAAGGAATGGATGAGGCTAGGAAGGGGGTTTTGGTCAACATGTCCTTCCAGATGGGTGTGAAGGGCTTGAAAGCCTTCAAGAACACTCTGGCCTCAGTAGCCAATGGCTTGTATGAGAAGGCAGCTGCTCAGATGCTTCAAAGCCTCTGGGCTTCGCAGACGCCTGAAAGGGCTAAGAGGCTTTCTGAGCAGATGAAAACCGGAGAGTGGCAATGAACCCGCTAGCCCTTGTAAGCCTAGCCACTTCCATCTTTGATAAAATCTTCCCTGATCCTGTGAAGGCTGGGGAGGCTAAACTGGAGCTGCTGAAGCTTCAACAAAGTGGGGAGCTAGCTGCAATGCTCTCTCAGACGGAAATCAATAAGGTGGAAGCTGGTTCCTCCTCCCTGTTCGTTGCAGGCTGGAGGCCCTTCTTAGGCTGGGTGTGTGGCTTTGCAATGGCCTACCAATACCTTGTGCGTCCCTTCCTAACAGCGTTCCTTCCAGAGCTTGTGTTCCCCGGCTTGGATGACAACCTGTGGCAGCTCTTGCTGGGTATGCTGGGCTTGGGAGGACTGAGAACTTTTGAGAAAACAAAGAGCGTTGCTCGTAACTAGGAGAAGAAATGAACAAACAGCCTGCAAAGAAACCTGCTCCAATGCCTATGCGAGGTAGTCGAACTGCAAAGCACAAAGCAGCTAAGAAGAAATAAGAAAGCCCCCAAAGCTTCATAGGCTTTGGGGGCTTTTTCACGTCTAGAAGATGAAGTGGATAACCACAACCCCTAGGTAGAGGTTGATGGAGGTGCTTTGAGGGGCATCAAAGGTCATCACGTCTCCTTCGTCCATTAGGCTGATTGAATCAGTGTCTAGACCAAACACTAAGCCCGCTATCCATTCAAAATCAATAAACATAATTTCTCCTTAGATTTCACATTGCCCTGCCGTACAAGCAAGAGTTTGAGCACCTTCAACGTTATCTGTATTCTCATACAAATGATCCCAGTTAATCCCCTTTGGCATTGCTGCTTCAAGGACTACGTATTCCTCTTCCGTAATAGCCTCATAAGGAGCCTGTCGATATGTGCCTCCATCCATAGGTAGAAAGCTAACACCTGTGATTTCATCAAAATGCTCCCATACCTTAGCACCAATGATCGGCCATTCGTCCTCTTTCACACTAATCGTAACAGAGGGCTTATGTTCACAATAATGTCGTTGATACAACAACCAAAGCTTCAAGTGCTTAACCGCGTCCAAGTCTTCACGCAACAGAGCCCCTTCTTTAACCTTCATAGGAAAGCTAAAGATTGTTGTGCTGTCAGGCTTCATAACACAAGGCTCTGAAGGAAACCCTTGAATCTTCAGGAAGTCCGTCAAGGGATCCTTGTTATCACTTCGTACACGACGACTAAAATAGCGGCTGTGTTGAGGATGCAAGCCACTAGCAGTGTTAGAGAGTTGGCTGACTGTTCCTTCCGGCTTAATTGCGGTAATAGCCACAGAGGCATTGATGCCAATATCAGCAGCAAACAGCTTATTTGTATCCACAGCATGTTGTTTAAGTTTCTCTAAGAGCTTTGGAAGATTCTCATCATCCGGGTTATTCAATAAACGGTTGTCCAAAGGGCCTGTCATCGACACACCCAACAAACGCTCTTCTTCGGTATTCTGCTGCCAAATCTTACGGAGATATGGAAAGTTGGTCATTGTAGATTGGAAGGTTCCCAAGATGGTTGCCATTTCAATCTTATCTAGCAAGGTTTCTTCTGTGTCCTCTGGTCGCACAATAACGGAAGAGAGGTTACAGAACTGGAAAGGCCGGAGGATGATTTCACTACATGGATTTGTACCCCATTCCTTTCCTGTTGTTCGCCGTCCGTTCTTAGCAACTTGTAGCTCAGAAGCATAACGATTAAAAATACCACGCTCACCTGAATGACTTTCATAAATAGAGCTCCATTCACGCATAAACTGGCCTACGGAGGGCTTAACGTCATATACAGCACTATTGTTAGCCAAAGCACGTTGTCCGTTACCATCCCACCAATTACCCGCCTTAGCCTTAGCCATGTTGTCATCGCCAAGGTCAGACAAACTAATCATTGCACTTCGTCGGACGCCGCCCACAACAACAACTTCCCCAATCTTGCATAGAATATCGTGCGCTTCAAGAGAGGTGAGTTTTCGGCCAACAGCACCTTTGAACTTCGCAATGACATATTTAAACAAGTCCACCAAAGGCTCGGGGCCACTTGCACGACCACCGAATGTCTTAAGACGTGCTCCGGCAGGGCGCACAGATGATACGTCCCATTTAGGGATTTCACCTGCATAAAGCAAGGCAAACACTTGTCGTAACGCCTTAGCCCATCCCTCTTTGGAGTCTTTAACACCAATAACAGTGTTGCTATTATACAACACCTCTGGAACTTCTGGAAGTTTGTTAACATATTTCTGCTCCACGCTATAGCCAACACCGGTACCACAAAGCAAGATGTACATGCTCTCATCAAAGCTCTTCGGGTCATCAATCGTCAAGTAGGCACAGTTGTAGCCTGCAACGTTCTGTCGGTCTAGAGCCTCACCAGCGGTCATGATGGAACGCATTGAAGGCACAACTTCCAAGTTGGTCACAGCCTCTTGCAAGCGTCCACGGAGAGCCTCTGTAAGCACATAGCCGTGGTTCTTCTGAAGCTGATTACTCATGAAGTCAAAGTATCGGGCAACCGTCTCAGGCCAGTGCTCTCGTCGGCCCTCTTTATCTAGGAAGCGGCTGTAACGGCTCTTCGAGATGTAGGTTTGGTATGGGCTCATTTCATTTTTAGTCATCAATTTCCTTTTGTTCTTGTTCAAATACGTATAGTTGGTCAAACTTCTTAAAAGCATCTACGAAAGACACAGCAGCTAGGAAGTCCTGCACTGTCTGTCTTCGTAGCCCTCCTGTAATATAACTACTTTTTATATATGGTGTGTAATAACCCATCTCAGCCCTCTCGGTCTTTTTGCTCAAACCACAAGAGAAACAGCAAGCAACAAATGGCATGTGCTAGATGGCTCTTGCCGGTCTCTGGGTCTTTCTTCTCTCCTGAGTTCCAATCTGCTAAGTGTCGATAAGCAGCGTCGATATAACGCTCCTGAGCCTGTGGCACGTGCTTCCAATTATCAGCAGCATACTTCTTAGCACCGAAGGTTAGCACCTCCACAACCTCTTGCAAGGCTTTGAAGGGCAGCAACGACCACCGGGGCTTATCGCTGTCGTATTTAACTCCCAAGGCTGCGGAGGCGCTTTTAGCAGCTTCGAAGGCTGAGGCAGAAGCGCTAATACGATGAAGCTGTTGAAGCATTTGTTCCATAACCTTCTCTCCTTCCATGCTAGAGGTGTCATCGGGTACGTCCTTTAAGAAGTCTACTGCTACCCAGTTAGAATTACCTTGGGTGGTCATCTGACAATGAAAGCAGGGGCCTTCCTCATAAGGGGCTTCCGAATAGAAGCAATTGTCGCAATCATTGGCCATATTTACCTTTCATTCCCAAATACCAACACTAACAAACTTTCCTTCAGATGTAAAGGAAAACTCAGCAATAAAGCCCATATATCCTTTAACCATAGAAGAGTTTCCCTCGGCTTCAATAACTATAACACCCACGGAAGAAGTTATTGGAACTTGAAAATCAGTCATCAGGGCTATAAATCTTTCTTTATCGGTCATACTTGCCTTTCAAGTAATTCATGCTTAAGAACATTTCGTCAAAAGCACCATCGTTAACTTCGTTCAAGACTACCAAGCCGCGCCAGTGCTTATTGCTTAGCTGATCCATATAATCTTCGTCGTGCTGATAGAAGCTTCCTGCGATGATAGCACAGATGCTTTGCCCATCAGCGCGTTTTCCATAGGCTACGGCTCGGCCTTGCTGATGACCAACAACCGCACTCATATGCAGCTTGCTGATAATTGCAGCAGGAGAAGCAGCGGGGCGCCCCATAGCACCAACTGGAAAATAGTGATTAAAACCCACCCCATTAATAAATACCGGATGAAGAAATTCATGCACTTCCCAGTCAGCTAAATCCAAATGGTCAAAGGTCATCAAGCCCTCAAGCATTGGGTTGCTATTCACAGCGCGGGTAAGTCGATTGCAGTGGTTCCCTTTAAGAAACACAAGACGAGGCTTATACACCTTATGCTTGGTTTCCTTTTGAACCCTCTGAAGCTCCTTCAAAGGAAACAACAAGGCTTCCATGCCCTTGTTGCCTGCCTCTACGTCTGCCAAATATCGCTTACCTTCGAAGTACTTACTGCCTGCTTTGTCGTGGCTGCTAAGGCTTGGAAAATCCCAGTGGTCGCCTAAATGCACAACAACGTCGGGCCGGTAGTCACAGATGGCATCACCTGCCCATCCTAGGTGCTCCGTAGGTGTTCCTTCTTTGCACTGAGTGTCAGGAATAACTAATATCTTCATGTAAACGCCTTCTTAAACTCAGGGGAAATCCGGTACTCATACAGCTTGGTTTGTAGGGTTTGGAGTTCTGCGATAATCTTAAAGAGCTTCTCTTCCCTCTCCTTAAACCCCTTGACGCTGCTGCTCGTAAGGTCAATAGTAATCTGCTTACCACAGTCACTCATGACAAAGGAGCAGTCTACGTAGTGGCTACTAATGTTTAGCTCCGTCTGCATAGCAGCCATGCCAATCTTCTTGTTTAGGAAGATACGTGAGAGGTAGTTCACAGGCAGTCCTCCGGATCAAACACAGGGCCTGTCCATTTCTCCGGGTCAACACCAAAGGGGCTAGCAACAATACCCACCTTATCATGAATATCATACCCATACACGTTGCTCATGAAAGAGACAAACTGCTCCAGCACCTCCGGCCACGTGTCTCCGGGAGAGAAGCTCACATAGACACTGCGGTCTTCACCGTCAGAATATTGGAACGTATAGGCTTCTTTAAAGCTGGTGGTGTTAGTCATAATTATTCCATTCAGAGACAACAAATTTAAGAGATAGATATTTATTCAAGTCGCCGGTTTCCATTGTACGGGTTGCTTCAAAGCCTCCCGTGCCCACGGAGTAGTAGGGGCTTGGTGCTTTATAATAAGCGTCTTCAAGCAGCTCACGAGCCTGCCTACGAAGCTCCCCCATAGAAGGCACTCCGTCCGCTGCCAAAGCCCACTGCCAATCTAAAGCCTCCATAGCTTGGTTAACACGTACGAAGTTAAACTCGTCTAGGATGTTTTCAATTGTTTCAATTCGCATAATTTCCTTCCTTAGACAAAACGAACTAACGAGGAATCCTTGTTAGTTCACCTTGTCAGTTATTAAAAGCTACCCACAATGCTAGGGAATGCCTTAGCAATCTCTTGTTTACACAACAAAGCAACCTCTCGGTGCTCCTTCTGCGTTGCTGGGTCACAGCGGATGGCTACATAGTGAAGCCAGCTCCGCAGAGTGCCGTTCATGTACATCCGGCTTGTGGTCAAGCCTTCTGGCAGCACCTTACGAGCAACCTCCTTAGCAATCCCTTTCTTCAAAGCTTCTTGGTAGATGTATTCAGCATCTGCCACAGCACGGTGTTGCATACCAATCCACCAGTTCTTCAAATACTCGTCATCGCTTTCAAGGCTGTTCTGTCGATTCTTGCTGTCTTGCAACCGAGCCTCCCCGTATTCAAAGCCGTCAGAAGGAACTTCCGCATATCTCTGTGAGAATTCCTGAAAGCTAAAGCTTCGATGACGGAGAATCTGCCTAGCAATGTCTCGGGTTGTTTCAATCTCCATGCAAATGTTAACCATCTCCATAGGGCTCCAGTGGTTATTCTTAATCAAGTATTGAATAAGCTTTGGAGCTGTTTCTTTATTGTCTTGATTAGCGGGGTTGGAAACCCGAGCCATATAAGCCACCAGAGCTTCTCCCTCTGGCGTTGCCCACACTGTTGTCACCTTCATTCTGTTTCTCCGGTTGCTTTGGCTACTACTCTTTTCGCAGTCTCGTAATAAGCGAAGGCTCTCGGCCCATACCCTGCCTCCTTGTCACAAAACTCATAGTCAGAAATAATCTCTTTAAATTCAGCAAGCAACTCCACATTCACTTCATGCAGGCGGTCTATTTCGCTGAACATTGAGCCAACAAACTTATCCCCCGTCAGGTCGCGCCACAATTCACCGTGTCGAGTAACGGTGCAAGTTCCTTGGCCTACAAAGGCTATGTACTTTCCGCCTTCAAACTCATATCGAAGTGCGTCGGGTTGTTTGGTCATGTCTTGCCCCAATACCCTGCGGCAAGGAAGAGTGCCCCACATATAAGCAGAAACACATCCGTCCAGTGGGCGTGCAGTAAGTCGTAAAAAGTCATGCGTTTTCTCCGGTTACTTTCCTAAGTAATTCAACCACGTCTGCTCTAGCGTCTCGCCACGGCTGAGGGTCTTTCATACCGGCGGCTAAAAGTAAGCTGTTCAAAGCAGCGAGCAGCTCCACATTCACTTCATGCAGGCGGCGTAGTTCGGCGGCTGCTTTATCTACAATCGTGCCGTCAATCGAATCAAGTCCTTGAATATCTTCAATATCATCAGCCAGTCGAAGTGCTTCTGGTTGTTTAGTCATTTCTTCTTCCTTAGTTTCTTCTCTGCCGCTGTCTTCTCAGCATGGCAAGGCTTGCACAAAACACTTAGATTGTCCTTCTCACAGAACAGCCTATCGACATAAACATCCCAGCTAATGAAGCCCTTTGAAGGCTCCACCACAGGGCTTGTATGGTCTATCTGCACATCCCCACTAACAAACTCAACAGAGCAAGCGGAGCACCTGTAGTGCATAGCAAGCTTGCCTGTCTTCTTGTTAGTCTTCCGAGTGGTAGAAGCTTCCTTCAGAGCAGCATACTTAGGAGGCCAGCGGCGGGTAGCCGTTCGCAGCGCACCAGTAACGAAGCTTCTGAATTTAGCCGCTGTCCACTCTCCGTCGTTGAAGGAACTACGCTTCACTTGGCAGGCTCCATCGTTGTCCTTCAAAGCGGCTCAACCAAAGCAGCTGTCCATTCTCTAGCAGGCGCTCCGGAGGCTCCTTAGCAGCTTCATAAGCCTTCTTCACTGAAGCGTAGAGCTCTTGCTCTGTCTCACAGCCTGCAAGAAGCTTCTTAGCTTTAACAGGGCCAATTCCGCGCAAGCCAACAATGTTATCAATTCTGTCTCCTGTCAATAGTTGCAAGTAGAAGCTACGCAGCCCCTGCTCAGGTGTTACGAAGTATTCCTCTCCCTTTACAGGATTGTAGTGCCATCCCGGAAGCTGGTCTAGGTCTTTGTCTACGTGGACAATCCACCCAACATACTTCGTAGAAATAATCCCTACATCGTCGTCAGCTTCTTGGTTCTCGCTCACCGTGGCCCCTAGAGAGATAAGCTTCTCTCGTAAGGCTTCGTAGTGAATAGGACGCTCAAGAAGCTTTCTGTTACCTTTATAAGGGTGTGTTACAGCTGTCTCATACCGGAAGTTTGTCTTCCCTGTAATGAAGGCATCGTAGTCTTCACATTTCAGTTGGATATAGACAATATCAAAAAGCTGTTCTTGAAGCCGACTACAGGCTATTTCTTCGGCTACATCCTTGGATGAGAAGCCAATTTTATAAACCAAATAATCGCTATCAATAAACGCCGTATTAGGGCGCTCTGTCATCAAAGAACGTATTCGTCCAGCTCTTCAGACAGCTCCTTAGCAGGGCTGTACGTGGCCAGTTCCGTAACAATCAGCTTCTTAATAGAGGGAGCATTGCCATGCATCTTGCTCATCTTATGAGTGTAGAAGCTCATAATCGCTGCAACTTTAGTGCCCTTACCAATGGAGGCTGCTTCAATGGCAGTGCCTTCTTCATCAACTGCGTTATGCACATAGTTACTCTTACACACGATGAAGTTGCCCTGACCATCCTTGTTCTTAATCTTGATGCCCATAGCCTTCAGAGCCTCGCAATCCTTGTCAGAAATGTCACCAATGGTGCATTCGTACTTGGTGCTGTCTTCATTGAAGGCTTTGTTGATCTTGCTCATCCACTGAGTCCAATAGAGGGTGCCTGTGATGCGAACTGGTTTCATGTTTTCTGTCATAATATTTCCTTGTTTAGTGAATTGTAGCTTCGTCTTCTGTCTCGCCGCCTAAGTGTTCTAGAGTTGCAATCAGCAAACCCACAACTTCGTTGGGACTAAGCCCCGCTGTGTGCTCTACTGAGAAGCAATCATTATACACTGTAATAATCAACTTTCCGATAATTTCCCCTGCATCAGTGGGTTTCTCTCCAACTTCTTCCATATTTAAATTCTCCATTTAAAGGACAACGTAGCTTATAAAACTCTCCGGCTTCAACGATGCTCTGAACCGCCGCCTCACCTGTTATTGTAGCATAAGATTCGGTGGTCTCCCACTGAAATTCGTCATGGACATTAACAACTATCTTCACAGGCCACTTATTCTGTCGTATTTTAGCATCAAACAGAACCAGAGCCTTCTTCATCACAACTGCCCCGGCACCCTGAAGGAGACTGTTGAGGGCTGCGTGTTCGCTTCTGACAAGGATTCGTCTTCCGTCAAGTCCGGGGACGCTGCCCCCTTCCGCAATTCCTGCAACTCTTTCAATGAGTTTGCGTAAAGCCGGTGTTTTAGAGAGAAATTCCTCTTTAAGCTTTCCACCAGCCTTAGCTGAGCCTCCGACGATTGAACCAATCTTTGCATTTCCAGCTCCGTACAAGAAGGCATAAATGAAGGTTTTTGCAGCATCCCTAGTAGAGAGTCCCGCAGCCCTCTGATTGACTGAGTGTACGTCTGTTCCATCCTTAGATGATCCATTAACAACTGTTGCGACATAGCTTTCATCTTTCATATAATGGGCCAACATCCGTAGCTCTAAGCCACTAGCATCAGCCCCTACAAGCACACTACCTTCCTCTACAGACCAACACTCACGACACTCGGGGCCAAACACACTAGAGCTGTTGGGAATCTGAGCCATATTAGGGCCTGAATGAGTCATCCTGCCCGTCACAGCCCCATTGGTAGTTACCCTTCCATGTACTCTGCCGTCATCCTCCACAGCCTCTAACCAGCTTTCTATCTGAGCTACACGCTTCTGGAGCATCAAATACTCACTGATTAACAAAGCCTCTGGAAGCTTACACCCTGCTAAGCTTCCTTCGTCCACAATAGGCTGTCCTGTTGGAGTGAACGTGCTTGGCTCCCAGCCCAGCTCAATTAGCTTTTCTCCAATTTGTTGCCGACTGCCGGGATTGAATACAATGGTAGCTGGCTTAAGAGACTTACCTGTTTTCTCGCTTGTTCGTTCGACGATGTAAGGAGGCCATCGCTCTTGCATTTGTTCATATATGCTGTCCAGTTTGCCTCGGATTGTAGTAAGTAGCACGGTTGCATAGGGCCTATCCAGTTTAAATCCATTACGTTCCTGCTGAGCTATGATAGCGGCTACGGAGTGTTCCAGCTCCACACTTTCCTGTGAGAACTTCTGAGCCTCCGTCTCTGCTATCAAGTGCTCATAGAGCAGGGCTGTCACATCAATATCACGTTCACAATAGACAGCTAAGAGAGCTGGGTGAGGAAGGTCATAACATTCCCCCTTGTAAGCCTCTCTCCTGCCCATCAACCACTGCCAAGTTGCTTTGTAGTCAATCTTCGAAGTGCCTAATGTGCTGCCCCATTCGGCGAGGCTGTGGCCCCCTTCGCGGCTTGGGTTGAGCAAGCGAGATACTAGAAGAGTGTCGTAGCACTTGTTCAAAACTATCCGTGTCTTCCACAAGCTGTTCAATAGATAGGCATCGAAGCTGATTAAGTTGTGGCCTATCAGTAACGTAGCGTCCGCGATATAGTCCTGAAATGCTTTTGCCTGATACCATATATTCTTTTCTTTCGTGTCAATGTCTAATGTGCAGCAGAGCCAGATGGTTTTATGATCTAACGTTGTCTCTATATCAACCACAATCCTCTTCATAGCGCGCCTTTAGTTTATCTAGTTTTAGCTCTTCATGCTCATGGATAAGCTCTTGGTACTTAGCCTGCAAGTCATAATACTTGGTTTCCAGCTCCATCATACGAGCAATTACGGCTTCAAGGGTTATCATTATAGCCCACTTTCATCAATAAGAGGACACTCATTTAAATATCCTGTGTTTCTGTCGTAATGCAAACCAAACTTCTCCCCTGTGGCGCTGCCTGCAAAACGGTCTTTCAACACTCGGAAGGTTGTTGTCTGTCGCTTCACAGGGTCTGGGTCTTGCTTGTTTCGCTCAAGGCCAAAAAGAAAATGAGCCCACCGAGCAATTGCTCTACTACCTGTGAAGTGCTTTTCCAATACCCTACCACCTTCTTCGTGTGCCTTGCCCTCTGGTGTTGTCAAGTGAGCAACAAAGTGAATAATAAGACCGTCAGATTGAGCCAGACTAGCCATTTCAGCCATAATACCGTCCAATGCCCTCCGCTCATCTTGCTCATTTGCTGCCAATGCCGTTAAGTGATCCAAGTAAATCATTTTGATGTCATAAGCTTTAGCGAAGTAGCGAATAATCCCCTTCACTGTGGCCCAGTCCATCGCTCCGAAGTGCTCCATCATGTAAAGCTGCTTGCGGTTAGACAAACTATCTACGCTTGCTTCGTATTGCGCCTGTGTCCAACCAGCGTCCGGAATGTGATACAGCCTTTTGTCAATCTTTCCAGCAACCCGTTGAGCAGTCTCTACAACATTCTGCTCCAAGTAAATAACCCCCACCTTCTCGTTCAACACATCAATGTCATAGCTAATCTGCTGAGTAAACACGTCAGTCTTACCCACACCAACGCCTGCGCCGAAGCCATAAATCTCCCCCTTACGCCGCCCATATGTGAGGCGGGTAAGCGTTGGGAAACACCACGGAAGCCCCGCCACTGGAGGGGCCAGCATCCGTTCCTTGATGTCGCTAACCGTCACAATGCCTTCAGGCTTAAACTCCTCAGCTCTCCACCAGAGGTTAACAAACTCTTTCTCTTTCCCTGCTGCTAAGTAGTCACAAGCATCTTTGAAGCCTGTTGAGTGCTTAACAATCTTGCTCTTGCCTCCGAAGAGTTCAGCAACCTCCTTAGCTGCCTTCTGCCCCGGCTCATCTGCATCGAAGCAAATAACAATGGAGTCGAAGGAGTCAAGCCACTCAAAGGAGGCTTTGCAGTCCTTCAGGGCTGCCTGTGCGCCGTTCCTCACACTCACCGTGGGGTAGAGGCTCCCCTGCATCTGAAAGGCTGCTAGAGCGTCCAGCTCACCTTCGCAAATGGTGACTGCCTTTCCCCCAGAACTGAATAGGGATTGACCGAACAACTGAGCGCTTTTAAAACTTCCCCGGATAGTGAAAGATTTATCCGCAACACCTCTGACCTTTGAAGCAACAACAGCTCCGCTGGCGTCAGTGTAAGGGTAATAGTGGCTGTGTTCATCCTGTCTCACCTCGTATTTAGTGCATGTAGAGCGGGTAATTCCTCGTTCAGGAATGCTCTTGATTTCCCCTGTAATTTCCATAGGTGCTTTCATTGCCTGTTGTCGTTGTGCTTCTTCGTAGCCTCGGTAGCTGTCTTCTCTGTTGTCCTCTCCTGCTGTTGTGCCACATGCAAAGCAATGGGTGTGCCCATCGTCGTACAAGGCCGCTGCGTCAGAGCTTCCGCAATGGTTGCATGAAACATGCTTTAGAAACTGGCTCATCTGTTTTCCTTAGTGATCGAACTACTATCTTAGCATCTAATCGACTTGCAAACCACTTGCTTAGCCTTTTATTTAAGTCTTGGCAGAGCCACTCGTTAATTCTCTTCAGCTCTTGCATGTGTTCTCTCCTATGCCGTGGGCGGAATCTCGCGTTATCCACGCTTTTCGATGGCCTGCGTAAAAGATTCGGCGCATTTCTGGAAAGTCCAAAGCTGGCCGCGCCTTGAAGTATTCGTCTGAAGCATCGTTGCAATACGCCTCGCACACCGCACGGTCTTGCTCATCCGTCAGCGGCTGGCGCTTTGGTGAATAGTCCTCTTCTATGCTTTTCATCAGCACTTTTGTATATGGGTTTGCCTGCCAGCTATCGAAGTCATCTGGCTGTGCCATTAATTCGTCAATGCGTTTTTCCAGCCTTTTGATTGTGGCTTCATGGTATTGAATGATGAGGTCATCTTCATCGGGCTGTGCCAAGGCTGCTTTGATTGCGGTAATAGCTTCTTCACATTTGGGTGTTGCGCTAGTCCAGAGCACCAGCAGTGCCAGCTTCAATGCTTCGTCTTTAGTCATGTCTTCTCTCCTATGTCGTGGGCGGCTTCAACCATGTCGATCAAGATTGATTCAGCGTTCCAGCTAGACCTGCTCGGTGCAAACGCTGTTAGTAAATCAAGCCTTTGCTCGTGAGTCAGCGGCTGGCGCTCCATTACAACAAACCCCACCGGCTCCTGTTCTGGCTGGCGCTTTGGTGGTGATGCGTACAGCGGATTCCAACATTCAGACTCTCCAGTCGGCGGTATCTTTTTACGAAATGTTGCCGTGTCTAACCACTGCCAAGCCACAGGCTCCCGCTCTTGCAACTGCCCAAAATCTGCCACTGCTTGCAGATGCGATTCCGCTTCCTGCTTTGCCAAGGCGTTGCGCAGGGCTGCGATAGTGTCCATCCAATAATCACCGTAATTACCTTGGGCGTTTTCCAGTGCCTCAAGCGCCTGCTGCATCACGGCGCGGGTCATGATTGGCTCCTTTCTTCAAGTGCTTTTGCATCGAACCAAATATTCCAAGGCTGCTCGATCTTCTTAACTTGACACTTGTTGCACTTGTTGCAGTAGCGTGACTGCACTTTCGCGTAGTCGCTCATGGTGTCCACGGGTTTCGACCAGATACCCCAGTCGTGGAAACAAAACTTCATGATTGGCTCCTTGCTCGGATAACTTCGTGTAATTCCATATCACCCGTCATGTCATACCCGTGAATATGAAACTGTTGAGCAAGCAATGCACAAGCCTCACGCTCCGCAGCGGCTACAAGGTTGGCGAAGCGTTTGATGATCTCCATGTTGTACGCGTACATGCCGGGAACACCAGCAAGCCCATATTCAGAACTCTCAAAACCAGCTTCTTTCGCCATTTGGATAATGTCTTTAGTCATTCTGTTTCTCCCTATAAAGCGTGTTCATTGTTTCAAACCCGTGCTCTTCCCTACTGAGCACCCTAGAAGTGCGTATAAGCTGCGTTCCAAGCAAGGGGTGACCTATGCCATAGACAAGGGCTGTAAAGCCTTCAGCGCTGCCCTGTATAGGCCGGAACGTTGCTTCCCCTTCGTAATAGACAACTGGTTTCATTTGAGAACTCCTATATAAGTTAAGATAAGAACTATTACCTTAGACATCTGCTACCAACTTAATTATAAACACAACGACAATAAAAGAGACATAAATCATTGCTTTTCTTCCATAAGTTGCAAGATTGTTGCAAGGATGGAGGGCAGCCCCTTCAAAGCAATGAGGGCAACGACATCATTAAGCACCTGATATTCATGGAACTCCTGTTGTAGCAAGTCCCAATTGTCTTCTTCTACTACCTGCTCTTCATTCAAATAAAAGTCATTAGCCATTGGTTTCTCTCTTTAAAGGACTGGAGTACTAAAGGTGGTTTAATGTAATTGGTTTCCTATTACTTCTAAGAACTTCATAGCTCTTTAAAGGTAGGGTACACCATGTTGTCGTCGTTGTCAAGCTCTTCTTCAATTAAGCTTCCGTTTAGTAGGTCTTTCCTGTCTATGGTGGGCAGCCGTGCTGTGCTTTCCACCGAAGCATGGCAGCTGTTGCACATGTCTAAGAACTCGCGGGTGATCGCGTGGCGACGGGTACTCTCGAAGTCGTTTAGGTTTTTGTTACAAATTACACAACGCATTTAGATCACCTCCGCTGATTTAAGTTTGCCTGTCTCGCCGTCAAATACGTGGCGAAGATTTGGCCTCTGAGACGTATCTGGAGCGTGCGTGCCATAGACGTTGCAAACATACTCACGCATCACATCAGGCTTCGGCTCTGGCTTGATGCGGTAAACAGCTTGCTCTAACCATTGGGGGGTAGGAGCATTCACCCATCCGTACAAAATTCTTTCAACTTCAATCTCAGCGCCGTCTGCCCATGCCTTGATTAGCGCCGCGTGTTTATGTGGTGTTTTCATCTTGTTTCTTTCTTGGCTTCATAGAAGCCTCTCAGTTCAATTAATAGGTGGTTGGGCTACATAGCCCTTCCGTAGGTGCTTAGAAGCCTTAGAAGGGCTTCTGAGGCTGTTTAAACGACACGTCCTTGAGCTCACCTGTTGTTCCGTCAAAAACCATAGTGATATTGGACTCAATGCTTTTCTGGACTGCGTACATCATAGGCCCAGCACTTAGGCTGTTTACAATGTAAGCATCTCGCAGAACATCTCGCACCGGCTCGGGCTTGATGCGATAGTTCAGACTTTCATACCATGAAGGGGTTTGTACGTCATGCCACGTATCAGCCACTGCATCCTTCATTTCAATAGGTGCACCATTAGCCCATGCAATGATTGTATCATAATGTTTATGTTTATTCATAATCTTTCTCCACAATAATATATTTAATCAGTCGTTTAGTGAACATATGCTCTTTAAAGCAAATATACCCGCTATCGTCAGTTGATACGTGCGCTGTCCAGCTCTTACTAGGCCTGCAAAGCCCCTCAACACGGGCAAGCCTTAGATCGTCCTCTATGCCCTTCGCAGCATAACCAATGGCTAGGCCAAGGGAGAGCGCTGTGAGGCTTGCCAAGGGCCATAGAAGCCCCTTAAACACGGTCTTCATTCCATAACCAGTCATCTAACAATACCCGCTCAATTTCATGCACTACGCGAGGATCAACGACAAGCATTAGATCGATGCCCTGCACCTCCAAGGTGCATATAGTGAATATTGCGTATTCGTCAACCAGTTCGCGCTCATAAGAACCAGTAAATTCTATATCGTCAACAACGTGACTATATTTATGCTTTTTCATGCGTTAGCCCCTTTGGTTTTAACAATGCTATATAGGTTTGCCGGCTCTCCTAGGAGACAGTTGTTATCGGCCATCCAGTCAATGGCAAATGAGCGGTCATTAAACGTGGCGACAACAATTCCGGTGGATATATTGATGATTTTGTACACAATAGGCCTTAGAAGTTAAGAGAAATAGACAAACAAACCGAAGGCGATACCGACGCCTAAGAGAACGGCTAGAACAACGTCAGCGAAGCGCTCAAGGCGTGACGGAACGGTAGTGATAGTATAGGGCTTTAAGGGCTTCATTTCGTTTCTTTCAGTTAAAATAAGGCATCGGGTAAGGCTTGGCGCTTTTCGTCGATTAGCCGTTGGAGGGTTTCGGCTGACAAGGGCACTGGCCCAGTAAGTGGAGGGAAAGGCCAGTTTAGGGGCTTAGAAGGGCTTAGCGGGCTAAAATTGAGCATAGACAATTGATCCACTAGGCGTAACACCAATTACGGATGTATGCTCGCTTAAGTAGGAGGTTACATCTTCATCTTCATGTAACCCATAGGCTTGCATAATGGCA